TTAATTTTATTGTTCGCTCTTCATCAATATCTTCATCCCATGTAAATTTATCATCCATTAGAAAATCTATTTCTTCAGAGTTTAAATGGGGTTTTGTTTGTTTGTAGTATTCTTCTAGTAAAACATCATTATCTATATTAGAATAATCTGCATTTAATCTTACATAATCTTCTACTGTTCCTCCAGTATCCTTCATAAATTCAACTAGTTTTTCTACATTTTCTGGTAGTTCTAATTGAGGTTTTGCTTCTATCTCTTCTTGTATATCAGCAACCACTTCCTCTGTTTCTTCCTTCTCTTCACTTGTAATCTCCTGTATAATAGGCGCATCTTCTACTTCTTCTACTTGTTTGTTTTCTTCTTCACTCGTTTGGGGAGTGGTTTGTTCTTCGACGTGTGTTTCTCCCATTTCTTTGCCATCGTTGGGAAGTTCGCGTACATCCACGCTCTCTGGACTTGACTCTGGAACGGCATTTTCTTTTTCCTCCTTTTTGGATAAATCTATTTTAATAGGTTTATCTTTCTTATTTAATTTCTTCATTTTGGGTTTCTTTTTTACTTTAAAAGTCCCCTCTTCTTTTACTGCTTCTGTTTCTTGTTTTGACATAATATGATATTATATAATTAATAAAAATTTATCTTGGTTCAAATTGTTCTAAACCAAAACCACCTAAATTGTCATTTCCAGCTGATTCAAAGTTTTTTGGTAATAAATCATTTTTTCTTTGATCTATAAGTTCACTTTGTTGTGTAGCTTGTAGTTTTGTTCTTTTATCTTTTCTATCCTCTATAAATTGTTCTTTAGCTTGCTCTTGTCCTACTTTGGCTTTAGCTAATTGCATGTTATATTCAAATTCCCTATCCATCAATTGCATTTTAATTTGAGCCTCTTGTTGCATTCTATCTATCTCAAATTGGGATTTACCTTGTTCTATTTGTAATTGTGTTTCCGCTAAAGCTTGTTGTTTTTGAACTTCATACATTGCTGCTTGTTCTGCTTGTTGTGAGTTAGCTTGAGCTTGTGCTTGAATATTAGCTTGAGCAGCTTGTTGTTGTTGTTGCTGTCTTTGCTTTCGTTTCTTCTTTAAGAATTCATTAGCTAATTTTAAATTACTAATATTCCTTATATCTATAGCATCCTCTAAGTTAATAGAATCAGTTTGAAGTGACATTTGAATATTTTGTTCCAACATAGCCTTTTCTTCTTCATCTGGTTCTAATTCAATGAATATTCCAAAATCATGTAAATTAGCTGAAACAATTTCATCTAATGTAGCAACGTTATAATTAGAAATACTATCCTCTAATGCCGCACGTGTAAGTGGAAACATTAAAGCATCAGCAGCACGTAGAGCTATATTTTCACATGTTTTCAATGTTAAATATAAACTTGATTGTAAAATATGTCTAGTTGCCGTGTTTGAATTAGCTGCAGCAAGTTTTTGTAATCCTACTAAAGCATTTTTATCTGGAGCACTAGCATCTCGTGCTTCATTTAAACCACTTACATCCCTTATCATTTGAAGATAATACTGGTAAGTTTGTATTAATGACTGAATTTTATTACCACCACTAGATGTTTGAAGTTCTTGTATTGGTACTTTACCATGATTTAATTCACCATCTTGAGTTAGAGATCTCCCGACAATACTACCAGTTTGGAAATACATGTTAAGTGCTTCAGCTGGGTTATAGTTAGTTCCATTCCCCAGATCCACTTCAGCCAACCCATCCATATCTAAATATATACCATCTGGTACTATCCTAGATAATACTTGTTGGAGTTTTAAATGAGCTAATTGAATCATATCAGCAAAACCGGTTATCCTACCAACTAAAGATTCAATTCTACCCCTGTACATTCTAGGAGCTACTATATTGTAATTCATGTTTACTTTTATAGTATTAGCATTGGGTCTTGTCATGTTTTCAGCCATCTCCCATTTTAGCATCTTTGGATGCCCTAATATTTTAGCTCCAGTATATAGTACCTCTATTGATCTAGCTGCTCTATTAAAGTTATCACTGGGTGGTGGATCAAATATATCTGTTTTTTCTAATACTTTTTCTAAACCTTGATCAGTGTATTTTATTTTAAAAACCTGATTAGCGAATGTTTTCCACTCAAAATATAAAACTTGAACTGTTTGATTATCTACTCTCCCATTCCAATTTCTAGTATAACTAGTGTTACCTTGATATTTTTGAATTTCTTTTACTTCTTCTGCGGTTAAATAAGGGAATTGCTTTTTAAGTTCAACTAAACTTACACTCTTTACTTCACCAACATAATATAAATCCTCAAAATTAGGGTCTTCAGTGTATGAATATACTAGATTAACTGGATCAACGTAATCAACTGTTATACCCTCTGATTTATTAAAAGTAGTTTTTACAGCTGCAATACCCAATACAGTTAAATCGTAATTTAATCTTTTCCTTATTAAATGATATTTATTTTTATCTAGAATTTGATCTATCAATTCCTCTTCCGCTAGTTCTATGGATTGCTTATAATCTAATTGCATATGAGCGGATAGTTCATCCATTGTTTTAGGAGTATCTTTCCCTGGATCACCTTCAGAAAGATCTATTCCAAACATTTGTTTTACAGCGTCATTATACTCTTTTAGTTGTATATCCCTAATAATTCGTTCTGCGTACCTTGTTCTTTTTTGCTGTGATTCTGGATCTTGAGCAAATGCTTTTACTTCATAACTTCTCTGTGAAATTCCATTAACAACTATATCGACAAACTTAGGTATTATAGGTACTGGCTTCCAATCTAAATTTAAATAAGATAAGTCACCATTTATAGATAGTTCATCTTTATATTTTTGTACTGGTTGCTCGCCTCTTGCATATAATCTAAGATTATGAAAATTAGAATAATTATTCATAAATCTATATCCTCCCCCTCTGTAATTCAGAAACCACTCTCCTTCGATTGCTCTCCCAACAGATAATCCATATTCCAAAGTAGCCTTCTCAGCATCAGGTACTACCTGATCGGGAAACGTACTATTAGTGCTAGTATAAATCATTTATTCTATTATTTTTGAAGTATATCCTTTATTATCATACCGTTTAATATCTAATCTAATAGGTTTAATATTTTTATGCGGTGATGGTCTATAGCGATTTTTATTACAAGCCATTATAGCTAACCCAGAACTTATTGATGCATCATGTTTTGTTCTTTTGTTTATATCAAATTGCGCCCAATCTTCTAATGTTTTCTGAAAATACATATCACCATATTCATTTCCTTTTAAACCAACATAATTTTCTATATAAGATTCTATTGCAGCAGCGTGAGCTTGTTTAATATCCTCACTTGAATTTGGTATACCACCAATTTCTCTTTCTGTAACCGATAACTTATTCCAAACTTTATCCGGACGATTCATAGAGAACCCTCTATAACCCCTTCTTTTAAAATGATAAAGTAATCTAGGTTTGTTATTCTCACATAGTATAGGCATTCCATAAAATACACATGCCATTAAAACATCTTCAAAGAATATTTCAGCTGTTTGCGGTCGTGCTATATATTCTAAAAAGAAGTGCTGTGGTGGTGCATCTTCCATACTAAACTTAGTAAGACCATGCAGCGATCCATTAGACCCTTTACCATCTACAGTACCTGATATATCGTAACTATCACAACCAAATGCTCCAATGTGTTCATTCCTAGGATATTTTACTCCATTCTTTAATATCACTTGATTTTGTAGGTTTTTAGGTGGAACCCATGATATTTTAAATCTACCACTTCTATTTGGTACAAAAATAACACTTGAATCTCTTATCCCCTCAACCCATTGAAAACTACCAATTGTTATATTAGCAGCATTATTAACACCGTCATTATAATCTATTTGTTCATATATCTTTACTAGATTAAATAAACTTTCTTTAGCTTCATCTCTAAAAGCATGTGCCTCAGATCTTGGAAATTGTCTATATAATTCATTTAAACTATCTTGATCACTTTTTAATCCCTCAACTTCATTCTCCCAATGATTTACAACTCCGATCTCGATGGAATGTCCATCAATTCCAGCCACGGGTATTTCTGGTGTAGTGAATACAGGTAACCCATAATTATCAATGTATCCTTCGTAAGACCATTCCATAGGGATGAACAAAGAATATAATCCCGAGCTTGTCTGGCCATTGCGGTTTCTATTTGTGACATCTGAGTTATAATATAATTTTTTAAAATTAGCACCACCTTTATCTAAAGAGTTTGAAGTACTCCCCATCATACACTTACCAATTATTCTACTACCCAACCTTAATGTAGTTTTAGTTACCCTCCAGTTGTTTAATATGTTATCAGGTCTCTCCCATTTACCAGATTCATCATGAGCTAGTAACTGTAATTTCTCACCGTCATAAGAGTTATCCCCAGTGTTCTTCCAATCTATAGTAGTATCTAACCCTACTATTTCCCTCAACTTTTCATTTGCCTCTAGTTTACGTCTAGTAAATTTAGATGCCGGAACCCTGTAAGCTAACTCTGACTTAGGTCGATCCATACCATCTTGGATCGGTTTAAAGAAGAATGGGTAGTTAACACTTATTGGTACAACTTTATCGGTGAACATCTTTTTAGCATCCCAACCAGTTTTAGATAATACCCCATATCTTCCATCACTCGTTATTGTAGCTTGGTTGACAAGCTCTGATGATGCCATAAATGAAAATCCAGATCGTCTATTTTTTAAATAACAAATACCATAACATCTTTTATCAGCCTTGCAAGCTTCCCAAAATATATAGAAAAGACGGTTCGATTCCCTGTAGTCCGGTTTACCAATATCAATTTTAGTCCATTGAAGATACATGTAATGAGAACCTGTAATATATGTCGGAACACCTTTATTATAGAACCAATATCCTTCTTCACGACGTCTAAATTCTTCATCAATATAATCATAATATTTTTCTTTAAACTCCTCAGGGTATTTATCCCAATCAAATACATTTTTTATTTTTGAGAGTTCTTTTGAATATTCGTTAGCTTCCCAATATTGCTCCTCTTTCTTTTTGCTTCGTTTATGCGGTTCAGATTCTGCTGGTAAAGCAATTCTGAGATTTTGTATTTCGTAGATTTCCCCAATAGTACCGTCTTTACTTATTACAATAAAATCGTAGTCTTTATTATATCCATACTCCCATTTCTTAAACCTATTATTCTTTTTAAGGATTTTAGTGTTTACAACATCTGGAATTATCTTATATAAAGTCTGTTCGTAACTCATGATCTACTCCTTCCCTCTGCAAATCCTCTAAATGATATATCTTCTTTCTTTTCTTTAGGTTTATCTTCTAATATTCTATCCTCTTCATCAATTCTGTTAAGTATTTCAAAAGCATCAAATATAGCTAATTTCTTTGTAGCTGCAGCATTCTTAAGTCTATCAGCAGAGAGATCGTCATCGGAATCAACTATAGGTTCCTTAGCAACCTTAATTAATTCTTCAACTGCCTTATGCCCAGCTTGGATTATATTCTTCTTCGTCTCCTTTATACTCATGCTTTATTACTATATTATTTGATTTCATACAATATAAACGTTCTTCTTCTATAATAAATTCAAATTCGCAGTTTGGTTTAAATGTTATTAATGTCCCAGGTATGATTCCCGCATCATCTAAGAACTTATTCCCATATTTTATTATCCCAATATTAGGTTCCTCATTATTTAAATCCATAGATGATCTACTTTTAATTGGTTTTACGAAACACCTATCCATAAAGCTTTTCCACTTATCATCTTTCTTGTATAAATATATTTGATCAGCACTACAAAAATACATACCATCTTTAAAATATGATCTGCTATTTTTCTCATTACCACGCATATCATAAAACCTTCTAAATACGTTATGATGAATTATAATTTCATCACCTGGTTCTATATTAGTTTTAAAAGCAATAGGTGTAGATATAACTATAGCTCTATTACTAACTGATTTATAATCTTCAATACTAGTGTTTGTTACAAGTGTTTTATCACCTATTTTCTTTTCATTATCATACCTCTTGTTTAAAGGTTTAACAATGAAATCATATAAACTTTTCACTAGTATTCTAGATTAAACTCAACAGCTATAGCCATATTTGAATTAAATTTCTTCCATGGTAAAACTTCATCATTTTTCTTTATATAAATAAAATATTCACCGTCCTTTTCATTACTTATAATATCACATATAGTATGACCTCCATAAACTTCTTGTCCTACAGAATAATGCATAGCATCATTTTTATAATCAGATCCTATACTTATTTTCCTTATAACACTAGACATTATTTTCTGCAGTTACTTCCTCAGTTTTAGGTTCTTCAATTTTAGTATATGTACCATCTTCTATACTTATATTAATAGCACCGTATTGTGATTCAAGTTCAATTTTAAGATCCTCTACCTCTTGATTTATAATACCAAATTTGTGTAACAATCCATGTTTCTGAGCTTCTATAACCCCAACTTCATGTAATATTGTATTTAATTCTTTTTGTTGGTTTTGAATTGTACTTAATTGTTCATCTGTAATTTTATCCATTCTATTTTATTTAATTGTTATTTTGTTCTAACATAAAGTTAGTATTTATTATGGTAAATCTGGTGGAGGCGTTGGAGTATATTTACCACTTTCCCCCATAAATATACCATTACCACTTTCTACAGCATCTTTATAATAATCAACTCCTAATTCACTATCAACATAAATCTCTAACTCATCTTCAGTTAAATAAGTTAACAATGTAGGTTCTCCAGTATCTAATATATTGCCTAATTCTACATGACCAAAAACATGAATTATGTCTGCTGCAGTTTCTACACAAAACCATCTTTTTTCGTCTGTTTTACTTATATATCCCATAATTTATATTTTAAACTCCCCCTCCATCTGCTATTGTCCAAGACTTAGTTACAAGATTTGCTCGTGCAGTTCCACCAGCTCCAGCAGTTGTATACGTTGAATTACCTCCTTGTAAATTTCCACTTGAATTACCAACCGTATCTAATGCAATTAATAAATTATCATAATCGGCAGTTTCTATTTGACTTGCTACTAA